TAGCACCCTGAACACCTTGTGCCCCTTGAACACCAGTAGCTCCTTGAGAACCAGAACCAGTAGCACCTTGAACGCCTTGTGCCCCTTGAACACCAGTAGCACCTTGAGAACCAGAACCAGTAGCACCCTGAACGCCTTGAGAACCAGAACCAGTAGCACCTTGAACGCCTTGTGCCCCTTGAACACCAGTAGCTCCTTGAACACCTTGAGAACCAGAACCAGTAGCACCCTGAACACCTTGTGCTCCTTGAACACCAGTAGCTCCTTGAGAACCTATGACACCTTGAGAACCAATAACACCCTGAACACCTTGTGCTCCTTGAACACCTTGAGAACCAGAACCAGTAGCACCCTGAATACCTTGTGCTCCTTGAACACCAGTAGCTCCTTGAGAACCAGAACCAGTAGCACCTTGAACGCCTTGTGCTCCTTGAACACCTTGAGAACCTTGGACGCCAGTAGCTCCTTGAACACCTTGAGAGCCAGTAGTGCCTTGAACACCTTGAGGACCAGTAGCACCTTGGGCTCCGCCAGGAGGTCCAACAGTACCCTGAAGACCTTGAGCGCCTTGAAGACCTTGAGCACCTTGACGTCCTTGTGTACCTTGTGCACCTTGTGCACCTTGGGCTCCCATCTGACCATATAATTCTGAGAAATTGCTATTGACCTTTACAAAAGCATCTCTTAATTTATCGCCCTTGCCGTCATTAGGAGTGAGACCAAGATTAATTGTAAGTCTAGCCATTTTTAAATCTCATCTACTGATATTGGGGTGGAATCGACACTATACTGAATCATGTCAGCAGAATTATCTAATATAACTGTCGGTTCACCAAACGGATTAGTTTCTGAGAAATCTAGTATTCCACCAGTAACGCCCAATTCTCTATTATTATCAAGGAAATTATTTGTATTATTGAGTAAATCTACTGTTTTTAATGCATAATCAGTGCCGGAATAAATTCCAACAATTCTAGTATTCGCTAAAAATACACCCTTGATATCTTTAAGTTCTAATGTCAATGCAGGTCTATCCCATGTAACAACAGAAGCAGTAGCAGTAGCAACATTTGCATTTGCTCCCTGATAGACAGTCTCATTTAAAATATATGATGTATTAGCATAAGTTGGATTGTTATTTACAGTGAACTTGTATGTTGTCGCAATAGTGTTAACTGCATCTTGAACTTCTGTAATACCAGAATCAAATCTTTCATTACTATATCGGAATCTTTCGCATATTAATTCAAAGCCATAGAAATTTTGGTTTCCGAAAGCATAGAAAAAGTGTTGTTGGTTTACAAATTTAATTTCAAACAAAGCCTGAAAATTGGGCAACCAAACAAGATCTCCTTCTCTCGGTCTACCGTACACAGAAGGAACTCTGCTCTTAAATGACCTTGTGGTCATCATGAATCTCATTTGATGCTGAATTTCTAAACCAAATTTACTAAACAGTTCATTACCTTCAAAGCTGTCTACGTTTTTAACATAAACTTCTACAGGATAAGATTGGCTGAATTTCTTTGTTGGATCATCACCAAAAATTAAGTCGATTGAAGACTCAGAAGATCTCGGTAGATAATAACAATCTATGCCCCACTGTTTAATTGTCTCATTGATGAGATCTTCGTAAAGGCGTTGTTCACCCTTAGCACCATAATTATTGAAGTACACTGATACTGGCATGTGTTAGCCCACTTCAAACATCGGGGGTTCTTCGTACATATCTCTCAATTCTGCCTCTAGATCTGCACATTCTTTGGTCGCCTCATCATAAATTTGCTGACCATTAAGAACAATACCACCAGGAAGTTGAACGCCAGCAAACTTCTTAAGATTGCTTCCCCACTGCTGCTTAATTAGTGCAGTCCCATATCGTTTTAGCCAAACATCGTTCCATAATTTTGTATTGCTTTCAGGAAGAACAACATAACACTCAGCAATAAAATATTGACCAGTGGTGAGCTTTCTTTTCCATGGAGAATCTAGGTATAACTTACCTGCGTGTTTATTGAAGCGAATTGGAACTTCGCCGATAAACAACATTTCCATTGTCCTTAGATGCTGATTCGCTAATGAGAAATAGACGTAATCAGCAGAAGTGAAATCATACAATTCATTTAATCTTAACTGATATGTTAAGTCAAACATATTGAAACTTAAGCTTCCTCCAGGACCAACTTGTGTTGCCGAGAGAGTAAAAATTTTATTGATTCCGATGACATCATCAGAAACTGAAATATAATTATTAGCAATATCACCATCTGTAACTAGGTGTTTTAGATAGGTTTTTTCCATAGAATCAAAGCTAAATGTTCGATAGAGGTCTAAAGCCTCATCAATACGATCTTCTACCTGATCGTCGTCGAGATTCATTTCTACTACAGGGAACCCGAGCTTTCTCAAGCAGTAATCTTTAAAGGTAGAACGGCTATTTGGCATTGCCATTTTTAATTCCTGAAATGGGTAATAATTGTATTTAGGTAATTAAATATATTGACTTTTTTGTAGGAATACGGTATCATATATATAGATGAATTTATGCTATCGAGGGTTTTATAATGTTATTGAAATCGGCAAATATTGTGGCTAAAGGTTGGGGACACGAGCAAATTTGGGTTAGCAATGACCTTTATTGCGGTAAAATTCTCCACTTCGAAGAAGGTAAGTCTTTCTCTATGCACTTCCATGCCAAGAAGCATGAGACTTGGTATGTTATAGATGGTGAGTTTGAAGTCCAGTGGATCGACACAAACGACGCGAAGTGGCATGCACAAAGCCTGTTTCCGGGAGATGTCTGGGAAAATGAGCAACTTTTTCCGCATAAATTAATTTGCTTTAAGGCTGGTTCAATTATGGAAGTCTCAACCAAAGATACTGTTGAGGATAATTACAGAGTGATGCCTGGAGATTCTCAAAAATGATTTATATGATTGATATTGATGGTACTATTTGCAATAGTAGTGACAGAAGGTATAACATCGCTTCCCCACACTCAGCGAGAATTGATTATGTGAATAAGTTGTATGATGAGGGTCATACTGTCATATACTGGACTGCGCGAGGTGGAAATAGCGGAATAGATTGGAGCGAGCTAACTAAACATCAATTAGATACTTGGGGTTGCAAGTACCATGAGTTGCGAATGAAAAAGCCTGTATATGATGTTTGGGTAGATGATAAGGCAATTAACGATAAGGTATTTTTTCCGGTATGAACATAGTAACTGGATATATGGGGTTTATTGCATCTCATATCTGCGATCGTATATCAGATGTATTTGCGGTAGAGCAAGATGACTGCTTTGAGTTTTTGCAAAATTTTAAAGATTGGTCAAAAGTAAAATTTATATACCATCTTGGTGCAATAAGTGAAACTACCTGCACAGACATTGCAAAGATATACAAGTATAACATAGACTTCTCACTACAACTTTTTGAGAAGGCTATTGAATATCAAATTCCAATTCGTTATGCTTCCTCGGCTTCTGTATATGGAAATACTTATGGATCTATTAATCCATTAAATCATTATGCCATGTCGAAAGCAAGTATCGACTTGTGGGTGGAAGAAAATATGCATCGGTTTAAGCATATCCAAGGGTTGAGATTCTTCAATGTATATGGTGATGGGGAAGAACATAAAGGTAATCAGGCAAGTCCAGTATCTAAGTTCCGTAAAGAAATAAAAGAACGCGGAACAATTTCTATATTTGAAGACTCTGAATCATACTATAGAGATTTTATCTGCGTTGAGGATGTTGTCGATATTATGATAGACAATAAATTGATTTCTGGAATTTATGATTTAGGATCAAGCAACTCAGTATCATTTTATGATATCGCAAATTGTATTCGCCAAAAATATGGCGGAACTATAAAAATTATTCCTTTCCCAAAACATCTAGAAGGTAAATACCAAACATCCACAAAAGCGAAAGAAGTATTCCAGCACCCATTTAAGAGTGTTTCTGAGTGGTTAGATCAAAATTGACCAAACTAAATTTATCCCATAATGGTTTCCAATCTATAAATGGGTCCTTTTCAAATTCACCATTCATATGTAAAGCAAGACTAGGTATTGGTGTAAATAAAAGATGGGTTATATTTCGTGTAGGCATTGTTTCAATATTATGAAACAATCGATTAATAGATCTGTCTTCAAATTCACTATTATAACCCAACTTATCTAAACCTTCAAATAAATCCCAATTTTCAACCAATGTTTTATAACTCATCATACAACAAACTGCTGTGTGATACGCCACTCTCCAATGTCTATTTTTACCCAAAAAAACTTTACTGGGATAACTATAAAAATATTCCATATATCTATATGGATCGTCAAATGGAAAAATGCAAACTTCTGATTTAGTTATTTCTGTAAACTTAAAGTATGAATCTATCATTTCATACATAGCAGAATCAAAATACAGATAGTCATCATTAGCGAAAAAAATTAAATCTTTTCCTCGTTCCTTGCCAATTTGATATTGATACAAAATATTTGGTATCATTCCAGGAACGATAGACGGAACCAATTCTATATTAAATGATGTTTTATTTTTAACTAGATCTACGAAATCAATAAATTCAGAATCAGATCTATCGTCGAGTACCACTAAATTAAAATTGACATCTGCTTCTCCACAATTATCAATACAATGATTCATCGTATTCACTAATGATAATAAACTTCTTTTAGCCAATTCTAATTTAGTATCTTGAACGTATCTTTCTATTCCGTTATTTTTTGCATGAGATTGCAAAACAACGAGCACATCTAATTTAAGTTTCATATATGGGATTCACATTAAACGCTATGGAAATTCTAGGCTCATCAGAATTATGTTTTAATACGCTGTGTGGCATCCAAGATTGAAACATCAATAATTGTCCGCAATTGGGCACATATGAAGAACTGTTTATATTTAAAATATTTTCAGTTTCTACATATTTTTGATAAATGCCTCGCCACATTTGACGCTCTCTGACCGGATCTGGAAATGAAAATGCAGCAGATCCTTTAGGAGCATTTACATAATAACAACCTGATAAGAAGTTACCATAATGTGTGTGTTCATGCTCTGATTGATTTCTTGTAAAGAAATTAATCCATGAATCTACTTTAAATGTATTGGGTAATTTTAATCCAAGATTAAATGTATACTG